GAGAGACTACAAAAAAACTTACCTACACCTCCCAACTCTCTGGTTTATTTAGAAACCTTTTTGCGTCTTCCAGGAAGGAAAAATGTTAATAGGAGTAACCCTCGTTTTTGCCACCCTCTTTTGCCTTGGTGGCACTTTGGTTGGGTTTGTTGTCGGATGGTTTGCAAGTGAAAAGTACAACGAGTACATGGAGCTAAAGACCGCACAAGTCACAACACATCCAGAAATGTATGACACAGATGGAAACTTACTTAGTACCGAACTAACCGCCCTTCGATTTGTAATCGACGAAGACAATTACTACGACGACGAAGACTAATCATGCCCGCTACAAAAACGAAATTACCAAAGGATGCTTTGGTAAGTGAAATCCTTGAGGCCGCAACTAAACAGAGGTCAAAGGCTAAGAAAATTGAAATCCTCAAGGAGTTTGACTCTCCTGCACTTCGCGCTATTCTGATCTGGAACTTTGATCCTAGTGCAAAGAGTATGCTCCCTGAGGGTCAAGTTCCTTATAATCCCAATGAGGCTCCAAAAGGAACTGATCATAATCGACTCACCTCTGAATATAAAAACCTTTATCACTTTGTCAAAGGTGGTAATGATGCTCTTGCACCTCTGCGTCGTGAGAGTATGTTCATTCAACTTCTGGAACGTCTTCATGCTGAAGAGGCTGAAGTTATTTGTCTTGTAAAGGATAAGAATCTGACTGACAAATACAAACTTACTAAAGAAGTTGTTGCAGAAGCTTTTCCTGATATCGCTTGGGGTTGGAGATCTTAATGCTTACAAACAGTGACGTTCAAAAAATGAAAAGAATGGGCGTCACCGTCATCTATTCAAATTGTGAACCTATCTCAGCCAAAGACAAGAGTCTTCCCAGTTCAAGTTACTTAGTTACTTGTAAGGATGGTGAAGATCAATGGTATGATATTGTGTACGGTTTGCAAGTTCCTATCTTTGATTCTTATCATGAGGTTTTTGGATATAATGTAATCCAAAGGTGGAGATGGACTGACGGGACGTGCAACCCAAAACTTTGGGCTTCTAGAAATGAACCTGAAAAGAAAAAGAAATGACAGAAGAGAATGAAGATCTGGGTTATAAACCAGAATTTAAAGTTGCAGAAACTGCTGGACTCGCAGCAGGTCGTGACACGGAAGATGTTGAGGTAAGTGATCCTCAACAGAACCTTGACAACTACACAGTCAACATGGCTGAAATGAAGAAAGTTGTAAAACAATATAAGAAACTCAAAAAATACACCAAGTCAAATCTTTATCAGATTCAAAAACTGAGTGGTCAAGAGACAATCATTGACAAACTCACTAGGGAATTTGAAGAGAATCCAGAAGTGTAACACATGTTACAAAAAAACTTGACTATATAGATTACTAGGGTATACTACCCTTACGTTCATCTTATGATTTTAGCTTTTCTGCTAACTGTATCTTCTCCCGAACCAGTGAAGCTCATGACGTGTGAGCAATTTCATTGGTTGGTTGAGGGAACTTTGGAAACTGAATCTCTTTCTACCTGGAAGAAAATTGATTTCATTGAAAGGTTTGCAAAGTGGACAGATCCAAAGTGTTTCGAAGAACAATCATAAGACGCAAGTAGGACGACGCGGAACGGATCGTTCATCCCGAAAGGGACGCAAACGCCGCCCGAAGGAACGGGATCTAACCATCTCATTTCTTTGGAGTAAAACCATGTCTCAAGTCGTTTACCGTGGCAACCAGTACGACACCGAAGTCCACAAGGCTGAGGTACAAGCAGAACTCAAGCGTCTGCGTGAGCAAGAAAACTTTGCCCTTATGTATCGTGGCATCAAAGTCAACCGTACATTGGTGAAGTAAAATGCATGAGGTCGTACCAGTTGTTGCATCAGTAGTAACTTTTTCGACCGCCTTCCTGTTCTTAATCTATGCTGAAGTTCTATTGCTGAATAAGTGATGGAACAGTATAGATATCATTACGATGATATGGACAAAGATAACCGACCACCAGCTTGTTATCAACTAACATATAGAGGATGCAACTATTGGTCGTGTTATCTAGTCCATTTGGAAGAATGGTTCGAAAAAATGTTCGTATACAAGGGAGACTAAGGTCTCCTTTTTT